CAATGCCGGAACGTCCGCAGGAGTCTGCCCCGTGGGTGCGCCCATCATCCCGTTGCGGTACGGCACGAAGTTGATGCAGTCGGTGATTACCCCCGGTGTGGTCGGGTCGGCATCCGGCAAGAATCCTAGAAGCTTGTCCACGACTTATCGCGTGATAGCTGCGATTTTCTGTCCAGCAATGACGCCGAAGTATTCCGCGCCTTCAGCCGTAAGCGGCAAGTCGCTTGTGGTGGCTGTCGGGTTGTCTGCGGCAATGATGCAACAGTTGGCATCGGCCAGGACGCGGACAAATTTGGTATCAGCGTTGAGTGCTGCGCTTTGTGCGGTTGTTGCGCTGATCGTTACTTTTTGCGTGGTGATAGCTGGCAAAGATGCAGCCTCAACGGTCTTTCCGTTAGAGTCAATCGGCATTGCGCGAAGCTCAGTAATCCAGAGGTTTGCCATGTTTGTTCTCTCAGAATGCCGTTGGCGTTAGTTGATTGCTGCTCAGTAGCTTGACGGTCTGAGCCTTGAGCGACTTGAGTGCAGCCGCTTCCATTGACGCGCATAGTTGAGCGCGGTCAGGGTCAGTCAGGACAGACATGCAAATGTCTTTCTTTGCCCTGTTCCTGATGAGTTCTTCGGCTTCAGTTGTCCAGAAGTTCTCGTCTGAATCTGCCGACAAAACAGGACGCTCGTACTGATACGAAACCGTCATCAGGTATTCATTGTTTGGGGATGGATAGAAGCGGATTTGCTCTGCATACCATGCCCACAGACGAGGGTATCCACTCAGCGGAGTGACGCCTGCATCAATGTCTTCCAAGTGCTCATAAGAGACTTGATCGAGCTTGTAAATGCGGTTGTTGACCGTCGTGACGATTGAGTCAATTTCCACAATGTCGCTAGGCAGCGTTCCAGGGCTTGCCGTGGTCGTGCCGTAGTAGCGTTGGCCTGCAATGGTCGAGAATGTTCCGCGCTTCTCGCCTTTGAAGAATCGGTTGGATTCATAAAAGGCGATAGCGGAAAGAATCGAATTGCTGATATACGTGGAAAGGTCCGAGCGATGAAGCTCAGACGCTATCCGCGTTTTCATGTCACCGAATGTCGCCATTCTTTTTCGGCCTTCCCGGCTTTTTCTTAGCCACAGGTTCTACAGGTTCAGGAATGGGCGCAACAAACTCGGGAGCTTTTGACTCCTGAGCCCGCTGCGCCCAGATTGCCCTGCGCCTACATGGCTCAGATGGCAGGGACATACTCTAGGGTGACCTCAACCACGCCAGCCGTTGCAGCGGTGCCGCTTGCGGTCAGAGTGGCGTAGTAGGTCGTATCCGCCGCAACCAGCGACTTACCCGAGGGAGCCTGAGTGAGCACGTTCGCAGTCACAGATCCAGCGGCAGCGGCGTTAATCAAATCAGTGCCGCCAGAGGTCGTGCCAACTGAAATGGTGTTCGTCGTGCCCGCGTTCTGAGCCGTCGAGACGCAGGTATTGATACGCAGCAGGTTGGAACCTGCCGGAATCGTGCCGATAACGCGGGTAAGCGCGTCTGCGTCGTTGTAGTTGATGAGGGTACGCAGGAAGTGAACTTGCTGCGTGTGGAATTGGCGTGCGGTTCCCATTTTCTTTTCCTCCGATTAGTGGGCAGCAGCGTAGGTCGAAACGGTGATCGTTCCGAAGTCTTCGCTGTTGAATTGGGTCTTTTTCAGACCGGCGATCATCCCGGCGCTAACGCCAAGCTGGTTTTGATAGTCAAAGAGTTCTTCGACCCAAGACATTTCACCGCCCTGGTCCTTTTGACCGTAAGCCATGCAAGCGGCTTGCGCGCCACAGAAGATGGCGCGGCGCACCGTGGTGACGGCAGCACCCGTCGAGCTGTGGACGCCCGTGGGAACGCGATAGGCCTGGTGCAAGATGACGTTGTTGTATTCGCCCAATGCGCCGGTATAGATGCCGTTGTCAGCAATCTTGCCGCCCATCATGGCTGCCTTCTGAATGTCCAGCCACTGACCGTTAGAGGTCGAGGTACGCAGGTCATAGACTTGATACGGATGCAGGAACATCACGTATTTGTCTTCACCGTTGACCTTGATCGGGCGAATGGTCGGGTTGTACGTACCAGCACGCTCCACGCACTTGTCAATCAGGTTCAGATTGAACACGTAAGTAGAGGTTTGCGACTGGTCATCAGAGCCCGTCACGAATACCTTGCGGTTCGTAGAGGGAGCCACTGCGGCTTGGTTGCCGGTGTAGCGGGTGTCAGAAACGGCAGTATTGCCTGCCAACTGGTTGAAGAACCAATAGTCCAGCCGGCCAGCCCACCAATCTTCCAAACCTGATTTAGCTTCGTCACGCACGCTAAACGGCACACGCTGTTCGCTCATCTTGCCCGAGGAACGGACAGCATGGCGAAGCTGGTCAATATATACGTTATCGCTGTACGTGGTCAGAGACTCTTCGTTACCTTCCAGGGTGCCGTCGCCTTGAACACCGTCACCGGACAACTGCATACGCAGGCCGATGGTGATGCGGTCGCCGGGGCCTTTGGAAACCTCGTCTTTGATTTGAATGAGCGAAGTCGCGGTTTTACCCATGAACTTCTCGAAATACGTCTTTTTCAACGCATCGACAAAGAGCTTTTTGCTCCATGCCTTAGCTGCCAGGGCGTTATTTACACCGTATGAAGTACCTGCCATGATTGGCCTCCGAAAAATGGAATGAAATGAAGTTGCTTGCGCGTTCGCTGCGCTGCGTTTTCAGTTCGCCGGTTTTCGTGGGGCGTCACAGGCATGCACTCCGGGGCATGAATCCGAATGGGCGCGTAAGGTGCGCCCGAACCGATGGATTGAGAGTTAACCGCCCATCAAGCGGCGAAATACCTTTGGGTCTTTGGTAGCTTCTGCGAACTCGTCCGCAGGCATGCTTGCCAGTGCCTCTATGGTTAGGTTATTTGTAGTCCCTGCTCCGCTTCCGAGTGAGCGGGATGCAGCTACACCGCGCTGTGCGGTCTGGATTCGTTGCTGTCCTTCATTGGCCTTTGGCGTGTAGCCTTTTGCCTGTGCCAGCGCATAGATGCGTTCCGGCAGATTCGCACCCTGATTTGCCATTTGTGCGGCAAGCTGCGTGAAGTGCGATTGCACCATCTGCGCCGCCGTCTGCTCATCGTTACCAAGCGCCATTAGGGCGCGTGTGTCTGCTTGTTTGAGGTGATTTACCGCCTCAACGTAATCAGGCTTTTGACTGACGTACTCTCTCTCTTGCTGGTTGACGTAGCTGTGCAGTTGTTCATACTGCTGACGCTGCGCCTGTTCCTGCTGTTGCCTTGCAAGCCATTGGTTTTGTTGTTCAATGATCTGCTGTTGCTGACGCAGCCGCATGTCAAAGTTCGACACCGGATCTGTCTGCACATCTGGAATCTGAGGCTGTTGCGATTGCTGCAACGCGGCCATGAGTTGATTCAACCGCTCATTGCCTACCCGCGTGATTTCCTTGGTTTGGTCAAGCTCGCGGCGCAGTTCTTTGATGCGTTGACGTTCTTCGTGCAACGCGGCCAAAGGAACCGTTTTCTGCGGCTTTTCCTCTACATGCTCTTCTACAGGAGCGGTTTCCTGCTCCGTTTCAACTACCTCTTCAGTAGTCTCTGCAATAGGCTCTTCACCCTGCGTTTCAAAATATGCCTGTTCGCTGGCAGTAGCGGTGCTTTCCGTGTTATCGGACATGCGTTTTCCTCAAGTTACCCGAATAACGCTTCGGTGTGCGATCTGGTTTTCCGCCTCGCGGCGAATCAGCCCATGCGGCTGAATTGCGGCTGAAACTCTGGCGCTTGAATGCCTAGTCGAGCCTGAAGGTGTGCGAGTTGCAGTGCTAAAGCCTCGTTCTCGGCTTGCATTTCTTTCAGTTGCGCTTCTGCGTTCACCTGACGTTGTTCACCAGGGAATGCCTGCGCGGTTGTCTGTGCCTGCGTTTCTTTCAGCACGGCATCTGCGTTCAACTTACGCACGTTGGCTTGTCTGCCAGCCATATCAAGCTGTTGCTGTGCCTGTTGCATCTGTTGCGCTTGCGGGTTGTTCTTCTGCGCGTTGATCTGTTGCTTCCACTTCTCTGTCAAACCAGAGGGAAGCGGCATGTAATCAATAAGCTCAGGCGGAACAGGCAAGCCCATCTTCGCAAGCGTTGGCATCATCTGCATCATCATGCCAAACACACGCTCTTTCACGTTATGCGAAGTCGGGCTTTCGTCAACGATTACGTCATACTGCATCGTGTCATCTTGACGCAGCAACGGGATATAACGCTCAATTCCGTCACCACCGACGATGCGAACCAGACGCCCATCAGACAAGTAAAGCTTGATGAAGTCGGCCAGCAATC